GGATTTCCTCCTGCACCTAGAGCAAACAAAAAGCGTTCTTCAGTAACTACCAAGGCACTGTTATCTATCGGAGCATTTGCAATGACTGCGGCAGGATTCGCGGTGTTTAGGGTCCACTCGTATAACTTGCCATCACTATTGGCGCACGCTACTAAATACTCGCCCCAAGTATCTACCGCCCATGTTGTAGCTTCTAGGCCAATGTTATTGCTAGGGCGCTCAACACCAAACAAACCTAACCCAAAATAATAACCGCCAAACCCAATGTTAGGTTCAGAGTCGATTGTGCCAACAGTATAGCCGGCAGGGGTAATATCGGTTTTTACGCCCACACCGGAAATGTGCCACAACTTGTTATATGTGCCTGCGGCAATGTGAGGATTAGAGCTATTGTCTATCCAACTAACTGATCCTCTGGCCGGAGCCGCTATGTTAATATCAACCGGACTCGCGCTGTTGGTAATATCCTGACGCTTTTGCCATCCACCAATAGGGCGAACGGCATTATTCTCCCAACGTATAAAGTTGGCATCTCGCCATCGATTAGCTGACTCTAGATCAGTACCGTGCCTGTAAACTCCCGCAGGAATTTTTAAGCTAATTAAAGGCATTTTACTTCCTCATGTTCATTATCTTGTCAGCGCCTTTAATGCCAAAACTGGCAGACACTGCGATAAACAATAAATATTGATACCAATCAGGCAGATTATTTAATGCGGCAAATGCCTGCTCAACTCTATGTATTATAGTCATGTCATCTACAACTATTGCATAGCCAATAAAGAACAGGGGCAAGCTTAGAATAATCGAAAAAAATTCGTCTTTCCACGATGAAGCGGAAGCGTCTGCCATCTTTGCTTCCCAGTCAGCATCATTCTGAATCACATTCATTTTAGCTTCATGTTTTGCCTTTGCCTGCTCTGCTTTGTTTTTCAAAAAGCCGCCTGCCAAATCTGCAATAGGGCCGATTAATAATTTCAACATCACAGCACGCCCTTCTCGATCAAAAATAATCCAATGATTAAAGGGTAAATACCCCAGAGCATAACCTCAGTTTTTTTAAACCGCTCACTGCCTTGATCCAGTCTTTTTTCTATGCCTTGGCACCGCTCACTGATCATCTCCATGCGTACAGAGCACTCACGCTCATGGGCCTCCAACCTCAATATTGCCTCCTTAACTGTTGCCATTGATCGCTCCTAGCAGTGTCGCAAAAATTTGATAGCTTGCGTAAGCCAAGACAATAATTCCACCTACTTGCACGCTATTCCAAAAAAATGCTTTGCGCTTTCTCTCTTGCGCGTAAATAGTTTTCTCTCGCTTCTCTCTGATACTTCGCCTGAGAGCCGTGAGCTCGTTATAGCCTTCTGGTCCATACTGATACATCAGCAAAGTGCGGAGCTCTTTTTCTTGAGCCTGAATTTTTTTCTGGTGAGCATATATCTGCATTGCTTCTTGCTCAACAGATTGTGATGCAACAATTTTCTTAAATAGGGGTGGGTTTTCTGCCCTTCTCTGACATTCATTTAAATCACTTACTGCTCCGTACCAACGCCCTACTTGCGTCAAGGTATCTTCTACATCGCGCCCTGCTTCAACCATGCGCTTGATTGTGCCAAACGCATTAGTTGCAATACTTATTGCAGTGACCGGATCAATCATAGTCCTGCCGCATCCAATCTAGCCTTTAGTGCATCGTTCTCTGCCTTCAGGTCTTTGATAGCATTGATCATGGCGAACGTAATCGGTTGCATATCAATGTTGTAAAGCTCAGTATCTTCAGCATCTTCCTCATTTAATTTTGCTTCATACGTTCCGATAGCTTCAGGGAAAATTGGCAGTACATCCTGTGCAATTACACCAACATTGTCTTGGCTAACTTCAGTCTGCCCCTTACCGTTAAAATCATATAGCTTTGTGTTTAGCTGACAGATTTCATCCAAGCCTTTGTCGTAGTCCCTGATGTTGTCTTTGGTGCGCTCATCGGAAGTGTTAGTCCAGTAGATACCACTCGACTTTGCGGCATTGCCGTTTACTTGAAGGTTGTACACTGGGTTAAGCATATTTACGCCAACTAGCGCAGTCGTAGCCCCAATATTTTTTTTCACGACAAACGCAGTTGCTCTGTTAGTATCACTTTGTCCACAGCCAACAGCAAACAGGTGCGGTATAGTGTTTTGCCATTGATTCCATTGCCCCACCACAACCTGCCCAACAGCATTACCGTTACCTGAAGTTACAGGTGTAGTAACACCTTTACCAAATGCAAAGTTAGCCTCCGCATCACTGGCGGTAGCACCATAACCAAATGCCATGCCTCCATCACTGAAGCACAGAGAATCGTTGCCACCCGCCATGCCGTTATTTTCATAGACCTTACACTCATACCCCATCGCAAAACCTTGGTTTGCAGACCTCCCCGCAGGTGGCGATGTTTGACCTACCTCACAGAGCGCACCAATAGCCATGCTGTTGTTGGCATTTGGGTGACACCTATTGCCGCCACCCAATGCAAAAGAGTTGATGCCATATGCGCGGGTTTTAACATTTGCCCATGTTGAGCCAAACGCAAAAGAGTTTGTGCCACGCGCCTCGCACTCATATCCCCCAACAAATGAGTTGTCTGCACTTGCTTGTATGCTAGTGTTATATCCAGACACCAATCCAAAACTGGAAAGCGCGGAGTTATTGTTACCTGCAACTAAGTTGTTATCTCCTGTGACGGTGTGGTTAGCTCCGCTGATTGCGTTTAGAGTAGCACCGTTTCCACAATCATTGTCATAGCCAGATATTAGATTTAGATCGCCATCGTTCTGATGCTCCATTCCAACTACCAACGCGCCATAACCTGCGTTTGTACAGTTGTCTCCAATGACAGCGGATCGAGTAGAGTTGTTGGTTACATTGCCTACTGTGATTCTGCCGGTGGCTAACAGATCAACAAACTCAACATTATCGGTTGTAGCTAACCCCTGATTGATTGCTTTAACAGCGGCTTCATTAGTCAGCTCAGAATCCATTAAAGCGCCTGCGGCAGTGACGTTGGCAGTGTCGGTTACATCTGCAAGGGCCTCGATGCCGTCTAGCTTCGTACCGTCAACAGACACATCTCTGCCATCTACGGTAGAGCTCGCGGCCATAATAATGTTGTCGCCTGACGATACAGATATACTGGTGCCGCCAGTCACAGCGCCCAAGGCCAGTGTCTGCGCCAAGGTTTCATTACCGCCCGCACCTGCATTTGCCCAAGTAAATGTGCCATCACCATCTGACTGCAATACTTGGCCGGCAGTGCCGTTACCAGATACATTTAGTTGCAACGCGCCAATACCATTATCTGTAACGCTAAACTCATTAGTCGTTAAGGTCAGGCCCGTGCCTGCAGTATAGGTGGTGTTGTTATCCGTGCTATCGATAGTAAAGTTGGGGTAGGTTCCGGTAACTGTTGTTGCGCCAGTGCCCGTTAACGCCACAGTTTGATCCGGTGCGTCATTGGTAATAGTAAAGCTAGGATAGGTTCCGGACACGCTTATAGATGTCCCTGCAGTCAGCACAACCGTCTGGTCAGGTGCTGTATTGGCAAACTCCGTGCCTGTCAGGCTGAGTCCTGAGCCTGCCGTGTAAGTAGTATCTGTGTCATCGGTCCAAATGGCGTTAGCGCCTGCACCTTGAGACTTTAATACCTGACCTGCTGTACCGGTGGAACCGCCAAAACTAACAGTGCCGGTGAAAGATGCATTTTGCAGGTTCGTAGAGCCGCTTAACAGACCGTCTAAGGCCGTTAAGTTAGCATTGAGCTTAGTACCCCATGTTCCGTCAGAACCGTCTACTTCGGGCAGTACAAAGCTATATACGGGAGTAGTAGTGTCAGCCATTAAGAGACCCTTTTCCAACGATAAACAACGATATATGGTTGTAGGTTATTATGCGCTCCACCTCCACCCGCTGTGGTAGTAGTCTTTGTGTAGAAACTAGACGCACCATCACCGGCACCGCTAGCACCAGAGCCCCTAGTGTTTTCCCAATCGTAGTTATGCGCGTGAGATGGCATTTCTGCCTCAGTCAATGTGTGAGTCTTGGCACCGCCAGTTTCACCGTTGACGTTAAACTCAGTCTGACCTGTGTCAATACAAACGGTTACGCGCCCCTGCCCAAATAAAGACCATGTGCCAACGCCAAATGTGGTTGCAGGGTTTTCCGTGCTTGTGGTTTCGTACAAACAGCCTGCAGGATAAACAATGTTTGCAACCTGAGCATTTGTTAGCCCGCCACTAGTTGCTATCGAGACGTTGCCTGTGCCATCCATGCTCGTACTGCCAGTTATTGCCCCTGTCAGAGAAATAGTGCGAGCGGTAGTCCATTTGTTAGCCTGAGTGGCAGTCGTAGCTGTCCCGACCAAGTTGCCGGTAACGGTGCCAGTCACATCGCCAGTTAGATTGCCTGTAAAGCCCCCTGAAGCCGATGCGGTAGTAAAGGCACCTGTTGATGCGCTGTTAGCTCCCACGGGCGTACCGTCAATTGAGCCGCTGTTTATATCAATGCCAGTAATAGGCTGATCACCACCCAACAGATCATCGAGCTTCTCTGTGTTGGAGTTTAAATCGCCACCCCATGTATTTAGGTCAGCGCCTACCGTTGGCGTGATTAAAGAATAATTTGTTGTAGCCATTTAAGTGGTCCTCAAGTCCTCGTATCTTGCCAGTCTGCATCTGACACTGTTTGATCAGTCCATACTGATGGTATTAATGTTGCGTCTTGCCACGTTGCGGGATTGGTGGGCGTGTTATCCCAAATGTTAATTAAGTTGGCTGTCATTAAAGATTGCGTGACAGACTCCAACGCAATTAATTTCAGCTTGCGTAAAAATGCCGTTGTTGCACTAACGCTGTTAGAAGCCAAGTACATATTGGGCGATCCCTCAGTACCGTATACTCCATAGCTGTAATAAAACTGCCCGTACTTCATGTAAGCGTCACATCTATATCGCCTATCGAGAAACGAACAATATCTTCATCTACGATTGTGCGCGTCTGCTGTAGGTTTGCAGAAATCAACATATTGCCACCGGTTAATGCGTCATGTATTCCTGCGTAGTTTACTGTGCCCCAATCCGCTGTTGCCT